CCGTGTGATGGGGCCTGGGACGTTGGCGGAGAAGGCCGCAGCGCTAGGCATGAGCCGCAACACGTTTGATGCGGAGCGCAAGCGTCGGGCCGATCAGATCGCGCTACAGACGCGGATTGAGTTGGACGAGAATGTCCACAAGGCGATGGCGACGTTAGTGAGTTTGTTGGACTGCGATGATCCGAACGCTCGCTACAAGGCGGCAAAGGACATTTTAGACAGAGCGGGCTTCAAGCCAACCGACCGGGTGGAGGTAACAGCGGAGGTCAAGCGGACGCCGAAGGAGATTGAGGCGGAGGTACGACAGCGCTTGGGTGATGAGTTTGGGGCGAGGCTTCTGGGCTTACAGCCGAAGGACCTGGAGCCCTTGGAAGAGGCGCCTGGTACGAAACAGCAACCGGACATTGAAGATGGCGAATGGCAGAGTATCGCGGCAAAAAAGTAACGCTGAACAAGCCGAGGCGCACACCGGGTGGGCGCAAGAAGTTTGAGGTCTTTGTCAAGAACGATGCTGGCCGCGTGGTGCGGGTAGCCTTTGGCGATCCGAAGATGAGCATCAAGAAGGATCAGCCTGGTCGCAAGAAGAGCTACTGTGCGCGCTCTGGCGGCATCAAGGGCACGAAGGACAGAACGAGTGCGAACTACTGGTCCCGCAAGATGTGGGACTGTTGACCGTTTCGTGGTTTTCAGCGGGTGTATCGTCAGCAGTAGCAACAAAGTTGGCGATTAAGGAAATTGACCGGATCATCTATGCGCACATTGACGATCAGCACCCAGACACGCTGCGTTTTGTAGCCGACTGTGAAGAGTGGTTTGGCAAGCCGGTGGAGCGCTTACAAGGGCGCTACAAGGATGTCGCAACCGCCTGCAAGATGTCTGGTGGACGCGGTTACATCAACGGTCCTTCAGGAGCAGCCTGCACGAAGTTCTTAAAACGGCGAGTGCGGCAAGAGTGGGAGATGACGGTGAAGGTCCCGCTGCGTTACGTCTGGGGGATGGACTACGGTGAAGTAGACCGCGCAGACAACCTACTGGATTCGATGCCCAAGCAGGAGCATGTATTTCCGTTGATAGACCACAAGATGACAAAGGAGCAGGCGCACGAAGTGCTGCAGGCTTCAGGCATCAAGCGCCCTGCGATGTACGATCTAGGCTACAACAACAACAATTGCGTCGGCTGCGTGAAGGGCGGTATGGGCTACTGGAACAAGATACGGCAGGACTTCCCTGAAGTATTTCGCAAGCGAGCAAAGCTAGAGCGGGAAGTAGGTGCATCCTGCATCAAAGGTGTGTACCTAGATGAGTTGGACCCATCGAAAGGCCGCCACTCTAAGCCGATTGTTGGCGACTGCGGTATTTTGTGTGAGTTAATTAAAATTTAAGAATGACCACGATTTTGGAAGCGTCACGGCGAATAGGTTTGGCGGGTAAAATTTCTGAGGGAATACCCAAGCTATCGGGTCCGCCACAACATGTAGTTGCCACTACTCCACGCAGAGCGAAGGAGCCTATGAGTCAAAGCGATAGGGTGGATCTTCGGAGTCTCGCCCAAGCTGCGCTTCCAAACCTTTTGAGGCTTAAGCGATGATTGTGAACTTGAGCCCTTTGGAGATTGATTTTCTATTGCGGGAGCTGGCAGCAAACCAGGGGATGATTGCCCCAAGTGCGAGTATCCCGGCCTGGTACCGCCACAGCATTCAAGAGACGTTGCGAGATGCGCTCTTAGCGGACAGGAAGGAGCGCTGGGCTTTATCAGACAAACGCCACAAGGAGTTGTTGGATGCAGAAAAAGAAGGGCTTGTACGACAATATACACGCCAAGCGGAAGCGAATCAAAGCAGGCTCCAAGGAGCGTATGCGCAAACCGGGGTCGAAGGGGGCACCGACAGCGAAAGCCTTTAGGGACAGTGCCAAAACTGCCAAACGTACCAAGCGAAAGGGGAAGTGATGCCAGGAATGACCAAGAAGCCGTTCAAGGTTTGTGCGAAGTGCCCGTCACCGGGCAAGTGTAAGGCCGCAGGGCGCTGTCTCAAGAAGTACGGGCCCACCAAAAAGAAATGACACGCAACGAAGAGGCGGACGCCTACGTTCAGCAGCAATGGCTGGAAGAGGTCGATGAGGTTCTGAAGTTACGGGACTTGTACGAAGAGACACGGCGCACCAGGGCCTTTGACTTCTATGAGCCCTACCCGTTTCAGTTGCGCTTCCATGAAGCCTTGGACGATCAGGGCAACCGGGCGCGGCAGCGTTGTTTGATGGCCGGGAACAAGACGGGGAAGACCTACTCCGGGGCAATGGAGGTGGCCTATCACCTGACGGGGATTTACCCGGACTGGTGGAAGGGTGTGCGCTTTGAGAGGCCAATTCAAGCCTGGTGTGCAGGCAAGAGCCACTACGCCACCCGCGACATCGTGCAGGCGGAGTTGTTGGGCGAGTCAGGCGATCCCGATGCGTTTGGGACCGGCGCGATTCCACGAGACTTGATTATCAAGACAGAGCGCAACCCCGGCGTGCCGAATGCGATTGGCTTTGCGTTGATAAAGCATGTCAGTGGTCGCAACAGCCGCTTACAGTTCAAGAGTTATGATTCGGGTCCAGCGGCCTGGATGGGGGTAGCAGTGGACTATGTCTGGCTGGATGAGGAGCCACCCCAGGAGATTTATAGCCAGGCGCTGCGTTCTACGCTGAAGTCTGGGGGTCCGGTAGCATTGACCTTTACGCCAGAGAATGGCGTCACCGGCGTAGTGGGCATGTTTTTAAACGAGCGCAAGGCAGGTCAGTCGTTGATTCAGGCGACCTGGGATGATGCGCCCCACCTGAGTTTGGAGGTACGCGAAGAGATCCTGGCAGCGTTGCCTCCGCATGAGCGGTTGATGCGCTCCAAGGGCATCCCGATGCTGGGTTCAGGGCAAGTGTTCCCGGTACCGGAAGACAACATCAGTTGCCCGGCCTTTTCGATTCCAGAGCATTGGGCGCGGATTGCGGGAATTGATTTTGGCTTCGACCACCCTACGGCCTGTGTCTGGCTGGCTCATGACCGGGACACCGACACGGTCTATCTCTATGACGCCTATCGGGAGAAGGGCTCTGGGATGTTGCAGCACGCCGAGGCGATCAAGCACAGAGGCCCCTGGATTCCGGTAGCCTGGCCGCATGACGGCAGTATCCACGACAAGGGTAGTGGCGAAGCCTTGGCAACACAGTACCGGCGGGCAGGGATTCGCTTTCTGGGAAGCCACTTCACGAACCCGGAAGGCGGGATTGCGGTGGAGCCGGGGATCATGGCGCTACTCACGCGGATGCAGACGGGGCGCTTCAAGGTCTTCAACCATCTCGACACCTGGTTTCAGGAATTTCGGATGTACCACCGCAAGGACGGCAAGATTGTGCGCAAGAGCGATGACTTGATGTCGGCCACCCGATATGCCGCACAGAGCCTCAGATACGCCATCACAAACAGTTTTCAGCCCAGACCTTCTGTTGCCGTGGGCAGTCTCTCAGACGGCACCTTCGACCCCTTTGACTTCTGGGTCAAACACCCCACCCCGGAAAGCTATGGCACGCTCAATTGACTTCAACCCCAGAGCCACGCTCGGCCAGCGTCAGCGTGAGTTTCAGCAACTGCAGGGATCGGGACGCTCCGCACAGGAAGCGTATCAGAAGCTCTACCCGGACTACCAGACCGCCTACGATCAGGCGGTGGCCTTTCAGGATACTGTACAAGCCGCCTATGACGCTTTTCAGGCGAACAAGACCCAGGCCAACCTTGACAGCTACAACGCCTTGAGCGCTCAGTACAGCCAGTTGCAGACCAACTACCGGCAGTATGAGCCACAGCTTCAGGAGCTGCAGGCGACAATGGCGGGAGCCTCTACACGCTTGCAGGAGATTGAAGGCGAGTTACCGGAGCTGCAACGATCCCTACAGATTGACCGCGAAGCGCCGAAGCGTCAGGTCCGTGAGCGCAGTGGCACTTCCATTCTGACCCGTGGCACCAGGAGGGCAGGCTCGGTTCGATGATTCAAAAGTGTACCCTTGCCGATGTGGATGCCCTGATGGCGGATTTGCGCAATATGCACACCGAGATGGCACCCTTTGGCAACCTGGATGAGGCCAAGTGTGTGGCCTTTCTATCAGACAGTATTGAACATCATGTGGTCCTGAAAGCGACCGACGGCCCCCACCTGTTGGGGCACATGGGCCTACGCGCAGAAAGCCACTGGTACACGAATGATGCGGCTCTCTACGAATACTATGTGTACGTCAACCCAGAACACCGCAAGACCCGCACCGCCTTTGAACTCTACAAGGTCGCCAAGGGGGTAGCACAGGAAACCAGGCTGCCGTTTTTTTATGGCACCTTCCGCAAGCCAGAGTCTGATTTTGAGCGAGTCAACAAGTTCCTGAAACGCCAAGGGGGGCAACAGATTGGATCACAATATTTTATAGGAGCAACGTAATGGCAACGAAGTATTTCCCTGTTGGGTATGGAAGGATTTACGATTCAAGTAAAAATTATACGGAACAACAATTACGGGATTTAGCGACCACACCGACAGGTGAATATGACGAGGGGATTTACAATACAGTCAAAAGTTTTGAACAAGAAAAGACAGAGACACAGGTACTAGGGGTCACTCCTTCGATTAATGTAGTAGGCCAGGATTCAAACCCATACCAAGGAAGTTCCGGTGGCAAGGGTAGCCCAAGCATCAA